TTAGTTNCCGTTTGATATTTTCACCAACCGCATCAATCCATTCGTCTTTAACAACCAGATCGTCATATTCGTCGTTAGACATACGATCCATCGTCATGTGAATGAGTTCTTGTAGCATTAAGCTACATCCTCATAGTCAGCGTCTAGGCTTTCATGCATCTGGTCTAGGACTTGCGAGGCTTCTGCTTCGTAGACATCACCTTTAATTGCTTTGTAGTACTGACCATCAACGTAAGCATTTTCATCATCTATGATCTGCTTAATCATTGTAAGTGTATCGAAGATGTCTTTGTCGATTGGCAGAGGTGAACCGAAATCAGGAGAGTACTCAAAAGTATAGTAAGCCTTGCCCGTTGTAGCACTTTTCCTACGGTGCGTTTCCACACCAATGGCAAAATTCCACATGCTAGATCCACGAGGAATCTGTTTTAAAAACTGTGTCTCAAAAGGAGAATATATCCTGTTCTTTTCATCCAGGCGATAATTATTCTGACCCTTTAGGCGCATCAATACAGGATGATTTTCATAAGTCTTTTCTTCACCAGAAGAAGACACCCCCGTATAAGACACAAGGCCCCGTAGCTGCCTTTCATTTTTTACACCTGAATACTTTTTTCTCTGTTCGTCAGTCATGTCCCGCACCTCTTTGGAACTAGGTTTTCCGCAACGTAGTGTACCTTTCGTATCCCGTGCTTCCTCGAAAAAATCTGTGAGTAAACGGCTTTTGCATGCCATCTTCTTTTCTTGAGCATCATACAAAGTATACTGATGCATCTGGCTTAAAGGACGAAATGTGAAAGATTTTGCGTAAAAGTAATTTTTATCGCTGCCTTTAACGAACACATGGCCCATATCTAAACGGGTTCCACTGTCATCTTCATCCTCGTAGTTAATTTTTAGTTCATCCATAAGGACTTTTGAATTTTCTACGCCTGATGCGCCAAGTTCTTTTGCCATTGCTGCGAGGTCTGCTGCCTGTACTGTTGTTAGGTCACCCATTGGTGTCTCCTTTATTATTGAGTTTATAATGTACCACAGTTAAGCACCACTAATCAAGTAGAATCTCTTCCTGGTCAAGCCAGTTAGCCCCTACTGTCATTTCTACATCTAGGGGTAATACAGGCTTATAATCAAAGCGTTGCTCTAATTCTTCGCCCACATTTGCCATAGCTTCTACTAAAACTTTTTTTACCTGCGTCAATTCATCTGGGTGGCAATCCACTACAATTGAGTCGTGTACCGTTAAAATGAGTTTCGACTTCAGGTTGTGCTTCTTAAACAGCCTTAAAGCACGGATACAGGCCAGAGGTACTATGTCCCCTGTGGCAAATCCTTGGATCGGATAGTTAACTACTTGAGTAGCATTCGTGACACGACCATTCTTTAGCCTACGGGCATTAGGCCAGTAATACTGTCTGCCACTAGGCGTCTGGACTATGCCGTTCTTAACCACCCCGTCCATAAGACGTTGCTGGTAAGATTTTAGACCTTTGTAGATCACAAAGAATTCGTCGTAATATTTCTTCTCATGTTCCGCTAGACCTGACCCTTGCGAACCATACAAAGGAGCAAACGTATGAAATTTTATTTGAGCACGAGTTTCTTTGGTCACTTCTTCGGCAGGTATCCTATGAATGATAGAAGCTGTCTGCTTGTGGATGTCCTTACCATTCAGAATATCCTCAATAATCTGGGGATCTCTAGATACTTCTCCAGCAACACGAAATTCTAATCCTGAGTAATCAAATTCGACGATTTTAAAGTCAAATCTAGACACCATAGCTTTACGAACAGGGAAGCCTCTTTTCGGCATATTTTGCAGGTTAATATTGGAAGAACTAAGACGCCCGGTTGCGGTTATGCACTGGTTAAAGTTCGTGTGTATTAATCCGTTAGGCCGGGTCCAGGTTTCTATACCTTTTACGAAACTTGTTAAGTAGGTAGATACTGCCGAAAGCCTACTAATCTTCGTAAGGAACTCTACCGCTAGATCATTGTTCTTATTTCTAGCGTGAGAGATCAGAAGCTTTATTGTACCTTTGTCAGTCTTAAAACCATTCACGGAAGCATACTGAGGACCAAGAGGACTTATCTTTAGCCCCGCCACCTTACCTGTAGGATTATAGAAAGCACCGACACCCACGCATGACGGGCACTTAGACAAGTTTTTATATGGGTCACCGGGAACTTTATAGGTGACCTTATTCTTTGTCCTAGTTTTCTGCTTGTACTTCTGCACCAGCCCTCGACCATCACACTCTGGGCAGCAAACAACAGAAGTTTTCTGGATTACTTTAGTGTTTGAACGCACCGCAGTATTAAACTCTGCTTTATTCATACGAGGTGGGGGAAGGGGTCTACCTTCAGCGTTTGTACCAATGCGAAACGTCTGAATGTGGTAGTCTCTATTAACTACTTCTCTACTATATATAAGTTTAGATACATCTGCTCCCGAATTTAAATTGATTGGGGTATCCCCCATTACAATTTCTACGATCTCTTCCAGACGCTTGCTTAGTTCATCATGCTCTTTTTGGAACTGCTCACCGATAGAGGAAAGTTCTTCTAAATCTATCTTTACCCCATTGGTTTCACACTCGACTAAGAATTCAAGCATTTCATTCATCAAGACTATAATAGGTTTTAAAGATACATTTTCTTCTGCCTCAAAAGCATCCATCTGAGATAGGTACACCCCAGCACATGATCTAACATCCGCCTCGGCATAGGGTATAACTACATCGTGCAGAGGCATGGCTTCAAAACCGACACCCGACTTAAACAGGTCATCGACTAATTCACTTTTCTTTTGCTCAATCATCCCCAGCCACCTCTGCGCTGGGCAGTCTCTTTCAGTGACAGTTTAGTTCTCTGGCCTTTAGCCAGGATATATTCGTTGATCATTGTGCAACGGATTGTAGGTGGGATTGGCATACCCATAGCCTTTAGCCATAAGACATCAAATTTAGCATTATGAGCCACTAACACGTCAGCTTCTTGCAAAGCTTCTCGTAAAGGTTCGGGGCTGTCAGGGACATCCTGTTCATTATGATGGAAGACAAGATTAGTTACTTCATCAACGGAATCCCACCCTATCCATCCAAAGTGCGCTGACACACATTTGTTCAGCGGGTTAAAGGGACTGTTGTCTATCTTGCCATCGAACCGTTGGACGGTGGTTTCCAGATCTAATACGAGGGTTTTATTCATATGGTGAACCCCGATAACTTAGATACAATCTTTGATTGAACGGAGATCAAACGCTGGATTAAAGAAAACTGTTCATCCAATAGAATTTTAATCTCAGGGGCTTTTGTTTTCTGATACTCTGCTTTGTTCTTCTCAAGCATTTCATAGAATTCTTTGAGGTCTGTTTCATTAAGCATCCGCTGACCCCCGCAGTTTATGTAGAAGATCTACAGGGTTACCGTAGTGATACCACCAACCATTTCCCCCTATAACCGACCATTTTTTAACTACTAAGCTGACAAGGTATTTTTCATCTATCCGTATTTTTCCGCCCCAATAATCCACTCCCTCCCCGCCAAGCTCCATAAACTTATGCAGAGTTTTTAGTTTGTGTAGATTTTTACTAGCTGTCTGATTGTAACTAGTGTCACTTAATTTAAGCCTGCGTGCTTCCTGTATGGCGTCTTTTACATCTTGAAGAGTGCAGCCAGGATTAATCATAATGTTCTCCCGTAAAATTTAGTGCAGTAGCTTTCGTCATGGCGGTCAAATAAATACCAACAGGCATTGTCTTTTCCTGTGGTTTTATCGAACCACTTCACCCGACCAATACTCACTATTTTGCGTAACCTAGGCAGGAACGGTATGGATTGCTTTGTGTGAATCCAATCCGCATCGAATAGAAGCCAGGTAGGTCTAAGGTTGGAAAAGGTTTCTATCATGGGGTGTAGGATAGATCTTTCCCAGGGCGGGTTGGTCACTATCACATCCGCATTCTTTAGGTGATGTTCCTGTAGATGTAGGGCATCAAGCGGTACTATCCCAAGCCTCTGCGGCTCCAGATCGTATGCACTTACACAGTTCATGCCCATAGACCGCAAACAAAGGATCAACGCCCCGTCCCCCGCACAGGGTTCACAGTACGTTTGAATATCTTGCACGAAGGGTCTGATAGGTTCTGCGGCTTCTATAGGCGTTCTATAGTAGTCACGGGGCTTACGTTCAAAGTTAGACCGTTTACCCATCAGTCTACATACCTTGTTATTTCGGCCTGTAGATTGCAGATAATTTGACCATGCCAACCTGATAATTTGTTCTTGGATATTTGAAGAAACCTAGTGGGATCAGGGCCATCATCATCCTCACCAGAGGATTTACCTACACCACATATTAAATCTGCTTCCGCTGCCTTACCAGTACGACTGTTTTCCATCATGGAGAAGTCTAGGCGTACACGGCCCTCTGCTTCCGCACTTGCCTGGGATACAGCGATGATACCGCACTCATGCCGTTTAGCTAATTCTCTAGCTTGTCGGTATATTTCACGAAGCTTTTCGTGTGTGCCACCAAACTGACCAGATATGTTGACTTTATCAAGTTGATCCACCACCAGGATATCGGGCTTGATACGGGCGACATACCCATCCAACATAGTCATATCCCATTCCTGGGCGTCTTTCATAATTAGACGATCACGAATTGCTAGGTAACGACTTGAAGCTAAGTCAGGGTTAGCCTGTATGTCTTTTGTGGTCATTCCTGTAAAGGATTGAATAGCCCGTAGCTTCGTGCGCCGGGTTGCTTCCTCGTTACCAATGTATAGTACCTTCGCACCCTGTTGGCAGAAACCATCTGGGGCAGAACATAAGCTAACAGCTAGGGCGCTCTTACCTGTTTCAGGTCTGGCGAAGATAATCATAAACTCACTAGGGCCTAGTCCGTATACATTCCTAGAAAGCTGATTGATGTTAAATTTCCATCGTGACTCATCACTTGCTTGTGCGAGTAATTCATGCAGATCATCTGTTGTCGGCTCACCAAAATCGTCGGGAAGGTAGTCTTCTGAGGTGCGCTCAATCAGGCTCTTCAGTTTAGCCATTGCATCCACATGACCTTCAGCCATTTGAATACCTAAGTTGGTTACATCCCGGCCTGTCTCTTTGCGCCAAAGATCCCCAATAACATCCCGTGCTATCTCTTGCGTTAGTGGTGTTTGCTGACGCACTTCCGCTAACGTATCAGCGAAATCTTCTTTCTCAGAGACTGTAGCTACGGGGTTGTTGGTGGCCCAGATTGCTAAGATGTCGTTAGTATTAACATCCTGATCATACTTATCCTGTGCCTGGGCAATGGTTTTATAAACCTCTGCATTGTTACCTGTGAATAGTGACTGCCTCATTTTTGTTTTATTTGCTTGATAGAATTCTGAAGATAGTAGCGTCTTCAACAATGCTTTATCCATGTTTGGCCCTTTCTAGCTAGCTGTAGCGTGATGCCACAGTCACTGTATAGAGGACCATAGTAATGGTAATCAAGATAAAAAAAGACCCCAGGTAAAACCCAGGGTCTAATTATAAATTAAACTGTTTAGTTACAGTTATTTATGTCTGACGAAATTTCATCTTCTTTAAGTCAGGCTGGGTATCCCCTCTACGCTCACGCATATCCACTGTGCTATACACAATGTTTGGATTACCTTTAGTTATTTCGTCTACCTTGCTTTGGAGTGCTTTTTGTTGATCGGCAGCTTCAATCAGTCCCGCATCTGGCAGATCGTAGTCCAATAGAACCAACGCTCGTAATTTCATAGTACACCTTTAAAATGATAGATTATCCATAGTGCAGTTGTTACCTGCACGGTTTCATTAAACTGAAACAGCCGGGGGGCCAAGGTGTGGATTAAGCATAAGCGTACAAATAGCAGTAAAAGTGCTTGGACCGTATAAATCACATTTAGCAAACATTTTACGGGCAGTCCTGGTAGACTTACCTGTGGTAGAAGATATTAAATAAGACCACTCATACTTAGATCTCTGTGTAGTGTATTTAGTGTCA